ATCTGGATTGTCACGCAGATAACTTTGTACTACACCTAAACAAAAGAAAGTTTTACCTGTACCACTCTCTCCTGCTAGTGCAGTAATTTTATTACTGGGGATACCTTTGTATATTGATCCTGATATTAGTGCATTAAAAATATATGATCCTGTATCAACAAAAGATTCAATGTCACCTACGCCACCTTCTGATAATAGTCCTGCGTAGTCATTGTCAATCTCTTTGACAATGTTTTTTAAAAATGATGTAGTCATGCAAATAAGAAATCTAACGTTGCTTTTCTCTCTGTCTCCCATCCTATCACAGAAGTGATGATTTGTAAAGGATCGAGAAAAGACTTTTTAAATTGGGCATCACGATCTATCTGCCCTTCTAGTCCCAACTCTGTTGGGAATGTGTTAAGGAAAGAGATAACGTTTTCGTTAATTTTGTTTGGACGTCTAAGATGTAGATACTTAATTTTCTCACCCTCTTGTACTAGTGGATATTTGTATTCAAGTTTTTTCTTTTCGATATGAAAATTATAAAGCAAAGTTCCACGAACATGTAAAGGGGTGCCCTTTGAATACACGGTTGTTGACGCCTTGTATTTGCGTAGTCCATTAACTGACCTCGGAAATGCAATGTCTTCTGGTGGTAAATTTTCAAATGTTTTTCTAAAGGTATCTATGTAAGATACAAGATCATCTTCTGTGCCATCCATCATAATTTTGATAGCATCTTTAATAGCATTACGACATGGCATGGGTGTTGAAGACTTAACTGCTTCAATACCCATCATCTTGAGTTTAGGTTCGTGATATCTTACACCTTCACTATCCCATACATTGAGCATATATCTTTTCTTTGCAGTCCAGATACCAGTAGAAGCGATGTTCTCTCGCTTCATAATCATCTTCTGCTCATATGCATTTACATATGTGGCCAACGCTTCATAAGAACTAGAAATATATTTTTCAAGTTCCATCTCACACACCTTATTAAGGAAAGAGACGATGCTCGAATCATTTGTCTCTCTCCCCTCGAATACCTTTTCAACCAAGTCACCCAGATTGAGGTAAATACTATCAGTATCACTAGCAATGACATAATCTTTCTTCTCCGTTTTCAATATTTTGTTTAGATACGTATTCATCTTGTGTTCTATCCATCGGATAGACACCTGACCAGATAACGTAATCGCTTCAGCATTAATTAAATTATAGTACCTAAAATACTGATTGCCAATAGCACCATAAGCACTGTTCAATTGAATCTTACGTGCCATTTGAATATTATTATACTTACTTATACTTTTTTCTAATTCCTTTGTGGGGGTTTTCTCATATTCCTGTTTAGCAAGGATCATCAACTTCTTAGATTGCACACGTTCATCGTATATTTTCTTCATCATCTCTGGTAGGAAACCATGAATGTCTTTACGATACATTGCACCATTAGCACACAGACAAAAATCTTTAGGAACCTCTACCTTTTGCGAGAGGAGTCCATTAACAGTAGCGGATGGATGCCTTTTCTCAACGAGGGTTTCTGGGGAAATATTGTACTGCATAATGAGATGAGGATACAGACTATTGAGATCAAAACTAACCACCCAATTATAGCGTCCTGCAATCGGTTCTTTGACATATGCTCCTGCGTATTTTTCATCTTTGTCTGATCGTTTGCCTGGCGGAACAACAATACTTTTTTTGTTTAGGAAATTGTAGATCAATGTGTCCCACATTCTTACCTGATAATATACATCTTGCATATTAACCTTAGCGTCATATGCTAGGGCAACAGCAAGCTCTATCAACTTCATCTTCTCTTCTAGTCGTGAGACTAGTTCCACGTCGACGATGTTGTAATCAATAAACTTTTGCCAATCTTTTGTATAGAAATCTTTGAAGTTTTCAAACTCATTGTGATCAACTTTTCTTTGACCAAGTTCTACAAATGCAATGTGATCTAGACGATATGATTCTTGATTTGTATATGTAAATTTTTTGTATAAGTCAAGGTAGTCGATAACATTGATCCCTGACATTCTGTAGAATATTTGTTCGCGTCCTTTTACTTCTATCTCTTCTCTTTTTACATGACCCCATGGTGACATGAGTTTCATTTCTTTCTCACCAAACAATCTTTCAAGACGACCACAAATATATGGTACGTCATATCCATCTACGTTCCAACCAGTAAGAATATCAGGAAAGTTTTGTATCCAGTAATCTAGAAAACAACGGAGTAGATGTTGTTCTCCATCACACAATATAAACTCTACATCATCACGTGTATTTTTATAAGGTCGAGTGCCAAATACTTTTAACCTACGAGTTTGATAATCCTGCACTGTGATACTAAGCATCTCCTCAGCACACTCTTTGACATTAGGGAATCCGTTCTCACATGCAACCTCAATATCGAGTGACATGATCTTCATACTTTTGAAGTCATAATCTACTTCGTCAGGAAACTCTTTAGATATAAACTGATACAAATATCTGTCATAACCATGCACCTCAAAGTTTGGAACTTCTTTATACTGGTCAACAAATTGACGTGCTTCACGCACAGACTCAAACCTTACTGGTTTTGCATACCTACCATCAAGTGTTTTCCATCTAGTTTGTTTTTTAGTAACCACAAAAAGAGTTGGAGAGAACTTAAACTTACGTTGAATACGTTGTCCATCTTCGTATCCGATGTAGTGTATGTTGTCTCCAACCAGTTGTACGTTGGTGTAAAAACTCATTTAGTAACTGTCTCGTATTTCTTTTTCAATTCTGATGTAGGTGTGACTATTGTAGCAATAGTTTCAGAATAAAGCAATACGTCAGTATCTGTTGTGTAACGAGGCCATGGTTCTAATGTGCCATCCTCCTTAATAAGATAAGGATCTTGCATATGACAACTAGGTTCTTCTTCTAGTTGTTCTGCCATGGTAACTAACTCAATACCACTCTTTAATATTATCAAAGCGATTTGCATAATGTTTCTAATTTGCGTAGGTCTTCTTTGTCCCAGATGTTATTGTCTTGTTTCTCGTAAAGATATACAGGAGCAATAGATTGTAGTTCTGGAATAAATGTTTTGGTAATTAGATTACCAATATACATCCTAGGTTTGTATTCGTCAACTCTTATGTTAAAGTAACTAGGACCGTTGAACATAAGGTGTTCAAATGTCTGAGTTCCACCTACAAAAAGTGGAAAGGGTTGCGGTACAAAATTAAGGTCGTATAGTGGAGTCTCTATAGGTTGATCAAATGATGCGATACCAACTTGACCATTGATTAGTGCAGGGTAATCAACTAAAAATTTTTTTAGAATGACAGTTCCTGTAACTTCAATGAGTTGACTACCATGAAATTTGTGATCTGTTTTGTATGACAGAACTAAATTATCATCAATGTCATATAACTTATGTTTCCTCATCGTCTAGTATTGCTTCTGCGTCTTTAAATATTTGTTCCATATCTAAGTCTTCATCAGTAACACCCGCAATGACATCTTCATGTGCTTTGAAATTCTTCTCGTATTGTTCTTCTTTTATTGCTTGAACATATTGTGCTGTAATACTATCCAGTGGTTCGTATGCTGTAATGACATGCCCTGCAGGAAGAAAGAAATCTTTATCCTTACTTAAAGGTGCCCATGGAAACCACGATAGTTGATATCCCTTTTCACGATTAAAGACAAGTTCCCCTTCGTCAGATACTATATCTAAACGAAAAGGTTTGTGTAACTTAAATCCTATAGATTCTTTAGTCTCAGGATCTGCTAACTCTTGTACCTCTGTAATTATTTCTTCGTTAGATCTTAATAGTAAAATCTTTATGCTCATTCTACGTTGCCACCCATCTTCTGTACGTTAGTAATGTATGTATCACGAAGACTTGGCATGGGTTCTAATATGGTTACAACCATATTATGATTTAATGGAATCTTGACCTCTGGTGACAAAGGACACCATGGAGAATAATGTACTTTAACTTCTGGATCTGTTACGATTCCTGCAGCATCAAGTTTAGGTTGATCGTATTCAACTTTGTATGGGTAGTTTGCAATGTATGCCTGTCTTGCACCACTTTCTTTATCAATTGCTTCTTGTAAGTCACAGATAATTGTATCACCATTAAACATAATAACAACTTTGACTCTTTCAGACTTTACTAAAAACTGAGGAGGAGTTGGTGGTGTAATATTAATAGGTTCTTTCTTACCTTTTGCCATGTTAAAAATGCTTTTGTTTATATTATAAAGGAGGTATCAACAATTGTCAATACCCCCTATGTATTACCTTAAGTAAGTTGATGCGTAAGATCGGAAAACACTTTTTCCATTTACTACATCATGCTTGCCATCCCATCCACCACCAATTTTTTGTAGTTTCACATCACTCATATACTTGTCTATCCAGTATAAGAAAAATGAAACTTGCTTACCAAAAGTTTTGTACTTTGTACCTTTCTCTGGGCAGTATGATTGATCCTGATCTATCCTAGTCCATTCTTGAACTATCCATGTAGTTCCAGATCTTGCATCATCCTCTGTGTTCATTGATAATTTATCAAGAAGTCCGAATGCTTTTAATAACTTTGGGTCATTGCATCCATATTTTTTCATTGATAGCATTGCTCCTGCAAACCATGCCTGATTCCAACTCTTTTCTCTGTTTATTGTAGAGTCAAAAGTTTTTATTTCATTGAGGAAAGCACCAGTTTGTCCTACTAAATCAGTGGCACTAGGTGCACTGTTTCTGTATAGGTCAGGATACGCACAGTTGGCAGCAAAGTTTAGACCAGTAAGGATAGTTCCCTTCTTTATTTTGCTTGACACAGGATCATAGTTAAAAATACCATTAAGAATACCATAGAATTTTTCTTGGTTCTTTTCGGTATTAGATACAGCGTCAAATGTATCGTAAGATTCTTTTATCCTCTCTAAACTTTCAAATGCAAATTGAATGTTTAGTACGTTTTCTGGGAGAGCATTTACATTACCCTTTTCCCAGTTAAAAGCACGAGTGTTAGAATCTAATCTAAACAATGTGCCTTTAGGGTAAGATTTTCCTTGATAAGTATCGTCTCTTGTAAGAACACCAGTGAATACTATTATGTGTTCTACTAATAATGTTTCTAATTCTTTTTTCTTCTTGTCCCACCTACTCTCTGTATCTCTCTGACAGAAAACTTCTACTAAGTTTCTGTAAATTGCGTAAGGTAAAGGACTTGCTGCGATTCTAGGAAATCCATCTACAGTTTCTGTAGTGAAATCATGAAATGGTATTGCATTACCATATTTGTCTAGAACAGCTGAAGTATCTGCTGCAGGAAATAATACCCTTCCTGTAAGGTTTTCTGAATTTTGCATGGTTATGTTGAAATAGTCCATCGAAAGTCGAGTAAGAAGGCTCTTCCGTCTTTGGGTTCTTGTTATATAGCATAGCACATGTCTAAAGGTTTGTCAACAAGTACGGATATCCGATCTTGTGCTATTGACATATACTTCTCATCAGTTTCAATACCGATAAATTTTCTGTTTAGTTTTACTGCTGCTACACCAGTAGAACCAGATCCCATACAATTATCTAATACAGTATCACCTTCATTAGAAAATGTTGTTATCAACCATTCTAACACAGGAACTGGTTTTTGTGTGGGATGTACTTGTTGTTGTGCAGAGAAGTCTCTTGATATATTAAGAATTGACTTAGGATATCTTGTGCCTTTGTTTTCAAAACCTTTTACAGGTTTGAGACCATATCCATGATCATTCCTTTTACTTACATATCCTTCTGGATTCTTACTCTGTCTTTTAAATGGTTCTCCTTTCTCCATGATAGGATTATATGTTCCGCCAGGTTTCTTGGCAAACAATAATATATTCTCATGAGTTTTCATAGGTCTATACTTTGCTAGACCTGGTGAACCACATTTGTTTTTGTTCCAGATCAGTTCATACTTGAACCACTTTAATTTAGAACAGATAAGTTGTGCAGAGAAGGGTTGAGAACCGAACAATGCCATCATACCTTTTGGTTTTATGATACGACCATACTGTTCCCACATCAAATTAAAGTCTAGGATCTCATCCCACTTGATAGATGTAGTGCCATATGGAGGATCACAACAGATAAAATCAATAGACTCATCTGGTATCTCTTTCATTAGTTCTAGGCAATC